AATCCGCTTTCTCTTAGCGTGTATGTTTGCGTACAAGCCTCTCTTAGCCATTAGCGTTTTTTGCCTCCGTGTTTGCAGCCACACTTGCTGCTCTTTTTGGTTTTCTTTTTGTATGCCATTAGCATTTCCATCGTCGCATAGCAAGTGCCTTACGTGTAGGCTTGCCGTTCTTTCTCATAGGACCCTTCATGCCTCTAAAGCGAGCACAAAACGAGCGTTTGCGTGGACCACCTCCGGGCTGTGGAGCCTTGAGGTTGGAGCCGGTAGCCCTATTGTATTTTTTTCTACCGGCTGCTGTGAGCCCTCCCTTGCGGCTCTTGTGTTTGCCTATCTTAAGGGAGACGTTTCTTTTACGTACTCTTTTTTTACGTGCCATTATATTAAGGGGACTGGTAGTCCGTGTATACCTTGGTCATACATCTTACCTTCCTTTAGATAGCCGCCTTCGTTCTGATATACGTGTCCGTATATACCTTCTTCGGCATCTAGAAAGTAACCCTTCTCAGTCGGTTGACTAATCTTAGAAGGGTCTGTTGCAATCATCATACCTTGATTTGCTATAGGACTTGGTCTAGTATCCTCTGTCTCTACCTTATCTAAGAAAGGTATCATCCATTGGAACGGTACTTCATTACGATTAGGTAAGGCTTTAGTACCTTCTAGTCCGTTGTCTTTTCTCCACTTTTCTACGTAAGCTTTTGTTTCTCCGTAGACATCTCGCTTTGCTACTTGTCCTTCCATCTCTGCTCTGCGGTATGCTTGCATCTGGAGCAGACTATTGATACTATCGCCTCTAGCCATAATTAATACTTTTTCTTAATTTTTTTTCCAGTTTTTTTAGCAGCTGTCTTTGCTGCTTTCATCCCTGCTTTGGTGTAGGGATACTTCTTTCCGTTTACGTTTGGCATTAGAAATTTACGTTAGGTGATCGTTCAAGTTTGTCCATTACTTCTCTGCGATACGCTGGATCATCGTCGTATCTTGGATCTCCCATAGCTCTTACAACTTCCTGTTGGCTACGGAACTGATCGTTACTTTGTCTAGGTGCTTTACCTTGTACCATATTACCGTCGTATCCTATTGCATCATTGTATGCGTATGCTAGAGATCTGACAGCAAAGAAAGCGGATAGAGGATCTCCACGTTCCATGACAGCATCAAACATTTTAACCTCTTGTTCATTCAAAGATTTCTGTGCCCAGTCTATCATGTTTGTGTAGTTTTTTTCACCACCTACAATACCTTTGAGTTGTGTGATCTCTTCCTGAGAAAAGTCACGCCCTCCTTCTTGTGGTTCTGCTCCTTCGTTAGCTTGTCTGTAATCTAAATACATGTTAGCGAGATCAGTAGAACTCATCTTGCTAATCTCTTCTGTTAACTCTGGGCTAAACTCTTCTCGTGTTGTAGCTTCTTCCCAGATTCTATCTAGTACAGTCTGCTCTGCTTCAGTCTCTTCTGTTGTTTCTTCTGCCTGCTCTGCGGCTGGTGCTTCTTCTTTTTTGTTGCTGAGTTTTTGTTGCAGCTCAAGATAACCTTTCTCTAGCTCTTCAGCATTCTTATACTTGCCTGCTAGTAGTTGTTCTTGAGCCTGCTCCATCTTCTCACCAACTTGTAGGGAATCTTTCTCTTCTTCTGAAAGACTGTCGATACTTGTAGTCTCGACCTTAGATTCCATAGTTAGTGTTTCTGCCATTTACTCTTGTGGTGGTTGTTGTTGTGGTTGTTGTGCTGCGAGTTGCGGATTCTTAGTAGGATCAAAAGCTGGTGCTTTTAGTATAGCTGGTGTACCACGTAGAGCTTCCATCTCAGCTTGTTGTGCTAACTGTTGTTGCTCTTCTTGTTGTACTTCTTCCATGCTCTTCACAAGATTAAGTACATCTATACCCTGTGCAGCTGCGAGTCTCTTGACTACTTCTTCTGGATTTATATATTGACCTATTGCTTCTGGTCCCATTGTCTGAGCTATAGTCTGTAGGAACTGAGCAAGTGCTGCTGCATCTTGTCCTCTACCTAGACTATTTATACCAGCTACGATAATAGGTTTGACCATACCTTTTGGTAAGCGTGGTATCTCTCCTGTCTTCTGGAAGATACTAAGCTTTCTATTAAGATAAGGTACTAGGAACTCTACAGTGAGCAATCCAAATAGTCCGCCAAGCTGTTGCTCTAGTTCCATCTGTGTCATGCGTACCTCTTCAGCTGTGGTTCTTTCTGACTGCCGAACGGACAGGATCAGGAACGCTTCGTTCAACCGCTTCTCGAGTGTCTGCATGTGCTGCAATGCCGTAGCAAAGTCAGCTGTCTTACCAACTTGTATAACACCTATGTCGTCAGGTCTACCTTGTACGATAGCACCATTGCCAGCTGCTGCTAGCGTCTGTGGTTTGGTAGTAGATGATGGTGATACAGTGAATACAACTTTAGCTGCTGCTGCACTACCTTCTACTATAGCCTGTGACAATGCTTCGAGAGACTTGAGATCTCCGATGAACTGTCCGACTCTACCTCTACCATATGCTTCTCCGTCTACTGTATTGAATCGTAGTGGTAGCCATGGTGTAGTATCGACTGGTGACTTACCTTGTGACCCGGGTATCTGTTTATCGTGCACCTCTTGATGCCATACAAATCTGTTGTTGTCACGCTTGCAATGCGTGTAGACATCACATTCCTCTTCCTCTTCGTCCTGATCTGTTATCATTTTCTTTGGCATGATCTCGTAGTAGGAAGGGATAAGATCTTTATTGATCCTTTCTTTTGTGATAATTTCAATCACGTCGCCGTTGCCATCTCGTTCTATCACGTAGCGATTAAGAGGATATAACTTCCCCATAAAGATAAGAGCATTACCACCTACAACTAGATGTTGTAATGCTTGGTGTATTACTACACGATCATCTGATGCAGCGATAGCGTCAAGAATAGTACGCTCTATCTTTGCAAAGGATAAGTCAAGTTCTGATTTTATCTCCGGACCAAACTGTTCTCCTAACTGGGATTCATCTAGCTGTAGCTTAAAGAAGCTAGTCTGTGGAGGGACGAGTGATAGCGATAGCTTTGATGCTAAGGCTACCACACCTTTAGCCCCCACGGACTGCCAAGGTGTCTTCAGTTGCTTCATACCTTTCTGGTACTCTTCGTGACCACGAATAAGATATGGGAGTGTAAGTTTAGTTGCGTCTTCTGCTTCGGTCAAAAACTGGGAACGATCACTGGATAAATTATCATACCTAGATTTTGCTGTCATGGTTTAAAAATAACCTCTATTAAATACTTGTCTAAATCTTCTTGGTCGGGTGTTAAATCTTGGTTGCATAATGTTTGCAAGGTAATTCGGATTCATACCATACAAACTCATCTGATTGGCGTATGCGTTTTGCATAATACTTGCTAAGTTACCTGAGTCAGTACCTGTCTGTGTCGCTGTAGTAGGTAAAGGTAATATCTCTTGGGCTACTTGCTGGTTTGCTGGTAAGGTTGCAGTCATACCACTACCACCTTGTATCTGCATTGAACCTCCTGATCCTCTACGGCTACCTAAAGCTCCACCGATACCTTTAATGATAGATGGAAGTGTAGGTATCTGTCCTTTACCGGGACCATACTTATTAATTAAGGTATCTAATTCTCCGAATCGTTTGTTAGCTACTGTACCTTCAAGTCCTTTGTTAGTGTTGATCTGCATACCAAGATTGATTGCATCATCAATACCACCTACGTTACCCATGCCCAACTGAGTCATTGCTTCTCCTGTAGCATCTGATAACTTACCAGATACTATTCTGTTAGCGAATCCGAGAGCTTGGTTGTAAGGTACGTTCTTCAGTATTGACTTACCTTCTATGCCAGTAGGTTCTGTTACAGACTTGTTAAATGTATGCCGTAAATCTTGTACGTTCTCTTCACTCAGCTGTGGTAGACCAGTAAACTTAAGTGCTTTAGTTAAAGCGTTAGGATCATTACTAAAGTTTTCATCATCTTTTTTAAAAGCATCTATAGCTCTACCAGCCATTGCTGTTGCGTCATCACTTCCTACGTCTCGTAAGAATCTAGCGATAGGTTGACGTACTCCCTTCTTAGTGGAAGCATCAATGTCTCCTATGTAATTACTGAACAATGATTTAGCTGCTGCATCTCCTTCGTTGATGAGACGCTTGGCATCTATACCTGTTTGTTTAGATATGATAGCCTGTTGTAATGGACTCTTCTTAAATGTCTCAAACTTCTGTGTAAATGTCTTGTCGTCACCGGGTCTGCCTAGGTTATCAAAGTCAAACCTGTTGCCTGTAAGAGCATCAAGACTGCCAAGTCCTATATCTCTAGCTATGCCACCAGCGTCGTAACTAATGTTTTTATCTCTGTCAGTAGTTACAACAGTTCTACCTGTGTTGCTTGTAGCTTCTCCACTATCTACGCCACCAGTGCTACCAATGTTTAACCCGCCAGCTTCTGTTGCAGCTGCTGCAACGGATGGAGTATTCATAGCACTAGATATATCCTTAGCTGCTAACCCTGCTAGACTTGCCCAACCAACAGGTCCGGGAATAGCAGAGCCTGCTGCTAGGGCTGCTCCTGTATAATCTCCTTCTCTAACTCTGTTAAAAGAATCAGCTAAGGATAGACCAGCTCCAACGAATGGTACAGCTCTAGCACCATACTTTCCTAATCCTTTAGCTGCAACTTTAGCAACATCATCACCAGCTACAGTAAAACCTTTACCTAGCTGAGACATCTGTTTTGGATTAAGCTTAAACTGCCTAATACCTAGAGGACTTCTGCCTATCTTAGCACCATCTGGTACATTAAATCTAGTCAATGTTCCAGTTGGACTTCCGCCTGCAAATGGTATGCCTTTCAACGCTCCGCTACGGGAGTATGTTGCTGCTGCCCCTGCATCAGGAGAGAAGTAATTACTAAGTCCGGGTAGTCTTCCAGCAAAGTTACCTTGATACATGTACTTAGGTTTAGCAAATGTATCTGCAAAAGCTGCACTCGCCTGTGTAAGTATTCCACCTTTTAATCTACCGGGATTAAACGTACTCTTTCTTGTAGCTTCTTTCTTTGCTGCTGCTGCTGCTTCTGCTCTCTGCTGTGCTGCTAATGCTTTACCTTCTTCACTGAAACCAAACGAACCAGATGGAAACGTGTTACCATACATCTGGTTGTCTCTGTTTACCTGTACCTGAGTGTTACTCTGTGCCGGAGCCTTCGAGTATCCAGCTACACTGTAGCCTGCATCAGTGATTCGTTTCTGTTCTGCTTTAGTAAAGCTAGTCCTCTTACCACCATGAGTTTGTACTCTGGTTTGTTTAAACTTAGCATGACGAGCTCTTGCTGCGTCTTGCATGCTCTTTTTGTTAGCAGCTTTGACAGAGCTGATAGTTTTACCAGCTGCTATCCTAGCCTGAGCCATCTTTTGGGCTTTAGTTTTAGTCTTCTTACTCTTCTTACCGCCTCTTCTACCACCCATTTATTTACTCCATTGGTACGGGTTTACTAATGACAGAATATTTATCATTCCATCCACGTTGTGTTGACATTTTTTTAGCTAGTCCTTTACGACACATAGAAGATATATAATGACAGCCAGTATCGTTTGCTATCTCTAGCAGTGACTGTTCAAATAGATCTACCCAATCGTCAAAACCATAGCCAGTTACTGTAGCCCAAGCATGTACATACAGCTCTTTCTTTTGAGGGTGTACAATCTCTTCAGCTACTAACACTCCAGCCAAGTCCCCTTGTTCGTCGATGCCAGTTAGCAACCAGAGCTCGTCGTTCATTAACTGTTCGAGCATGTCTGATGCTAGCTGTTCACCGAGACTATGGTCTAAGGCTTTGTCTATTATTGGTCTTAGTATGTGCCAGACTCGTGGGAGTTGCCACGTTTGTATGTGTTCAACTCTCATCCTTACTGACTCGTTTGTTATACCACTCGACCACCGAGCGTTGACCGGCTAAGTACATGACTTCGCCGATGCTCTGCTTCGGATGTGGATTAACGGGTGGGAAATTTTCTTCTAGCTCTACTTGTATAGAACTAATGGTTGGTCCGATGATGGACTCAAGCATATTGTGGGAGGTTTGTGTTTGCATGTTCAAAGAACGCTGGCATACGAGCTGCTTTTGTTTCTGAGAACTGCGGGGCTTTGCCCTGATACATTAACTGATCGCTCGCATCCAGCCAAAATTTTTTCGCTAAATA